TTCGTGTGGGGTCAAAGAGGGTTTTTGCCCTGTTTCCTTAAATCCCCCCGAATGGCCCTGACCAACACGCAGCTCGCGCAAGCCCTCGGCGTCACGGCGCAACGCATCACCGCCTTGCGTCGGGAAGGCATGCCGAACGATACGCTCGAAGCCGCGCAGGCGTGGAGGGCTGCCCGGGCGGAGACGAACCGCAGGGCGGCTCCTATCGCGGCACCTGCCCAGCTCGACGACGGGACGCTTGCCGACACGATCGCCGAGCACCGCACGCTGGTGAGCCGAGCCCGCGGCGTATGGCAGGCTGCGATGGAGGGCGGCGACCCGAACCAGGGGAAGTACCAGACGGCGTACAACCAGTCGCTCAAGACGCTGGTGGCCCTCGAGGAGGAGCAGGAGCGTCGTCTCATCCTCGCGAAGGACTACATCAGCGCGAAGGAGGCCGGCGAGGCGATGCGTCAGTTGGCCTCCGAGATGGTCAACCGCCTTGACAAACTCGCCCTCGACGTGGCGGAAGGGTGCAACCCGGAGAACCCTGCGAAGGCGGTCAAGGTGCTCGAGGCGTGGGTGCGCCGCGTGAAGGCCGAACTCTCCGCCGATGAATAAAGCCGAACTTCTACGAGTAGGCCGTGACGTACTGCGTCCTTCCGACAGCGGGGACGTGGTCGAGTGGCTGGAGTCGAACGTGACGGCCATCCCCGACTCACCGATGCCCGGTCCGTTCCGCTCCGAGCGGACGCCGTGGATCGCGGAGGCGCTGCGCATCGCCGCCGATGCCGAGACGCGTCTGCTCACCGTCCTCGCCAGCATCCAGTCGGGCAAGTCTCTGTTCGCCCGCCTGCTGACTTGCCACATCATCGCCAACGCCTCCGGCCCGACGATGGTGCTCCAGGCCAACGACGCCGAGGCCAAGGACTTCGCCCTGCGTTATCTCCGCCCGGTGTGGAACCACTGCCCGCCTGTTAAGGCCCGCATGAGCGCCGAGGACATGGAGCGTTCGATGACGGCGGACTTCGACCGAATGACGGTCTACTGCCGAGGCATCTGGAACGAGGCGAACCTTCAGCGCCTGTCGCTTCGGTACGTCATCGCGGACGAGTGCTGGATGGCGCCGCCAGGTCACTTGGCCGAGGCGAGCGCGCGCGTCACGGCGTTCGGCTGGATGGGAAAGCGTATCTTCATGTCGCAGGGCGGCAGGGCGGGGCAGGAGTTTCATCAGCTGCACGAGTCTACGGACATGCGGGACTGGAACATGCGTTGTCCGAGGTGCGACCACCTGCAGCCGTGGGTCTGGGAGCAGATCAGGTTCCCCGAGGACGCGAAGGCCAGCGGGTCATGGGACTTGCACAAGGTCAGCGTGGGGACGACCTACGAGTGCGCGTCTTGCCGGACGCTCCTGCCCGACAACAACGCCACGCGTCTCGAGGCCAACGCGCGCGGGACGTTCGTCGCCACATCGGTCGCGGCGAACAGCGGACACATCGGCCTGCATTGGAACTCGCTCGCGTCGATGAGCTGGGGCGAGCTGGGCGTGCTGATGCTCAAGGCCAAGGAGGCGGCAGACCAGTACGGCGACGAGGAGCCGAGGCGCATCTTCAAGCAGAAGCGTCTCGCTATGCCCTGGAGCGAGGAGGGCGGCGAGATGGTCAGCACGGTCGAGGCAGCGAATTACAAGATGGGCGACCCTTGGGACGCCGAGGCCATGATCTCGCCGAAGGGCCGTGTCGTCGAGCAGGCGGACGCGCCGCAGGGGAGCATCCCTTTCCGCACGATGGGGGTCGACGTGCAGCGCGGTCACTTCTGGGTCGTCGTCCGCAAATGGGCCAAGACCGGGCATAGCCGCCTGATGGCCTTCGCCCGCGTCGAGTCGTGGGGAAACGTCGAGGCGTTCGGGAAGCAGTACGGCGTCCACCCTGCGATGGTCTTCGTGGACTCGGGCGACAACACGACCGAGGTATACCGCGAATGTGCTAAGCGGAACTGGAAGACGGCCAAGGGATCGGGCTCCGAGGACTTCGCGGTGACGGACAAGGACGGCAAGACGAGCCGACGATTCTACTCCGAGAAGCAGGCCATCGTCGTTCCCGGGCTCCAGCAGAGGGCCATCCTCGTCTCCTGGTCGAACCTCGCAGGCAAAGACCTGCTCCACGGCCTGCGGGCCCGAAAGGTCTGGACGTTCGCCATCGACGCCCCGCCCGAGTACGTCGAACAACTGAATTCGGAAGTGCGCGTGAAGGACAAGCGGACAGGAAAGCCCCAATGGATTCTGCCTCAGGGCAAAAAGGACAACCACGCCCTCGACGTGGAACTGCTCGCCCTGCTGGCCGCCGTCCGCTGGGGCATCGCCGGCAGGGAAACCTCGGAAACCGACTTGCCTTCCACATGACCTTGGGCAGACTGAACTCAAGGGACGCGGCGCCAATTGTTGCGGGAAGGAAGAAGCTCGTGGCGTGGGTTGGTCGTCGCGTCCCCCATTCCTTCCAATCCGAGCAAGTTTAAATGGCTTCTGGACTCTTCATCGGACTGACCGAGTGCGAACTCCTCGACATCAAGGCGAAGGCCTTGGCTATGATCATGGAAGGCAAGACGCTGATGTCCTACTCGGACTCCGGCTCGTCGGCCTCGAAGCAGTTCGCGATGCCCCCGAAGGAGATGCTCGGCGAGGCGATGTTCGCGCTCTCTAAGCTCGACCCGCAGACCTACGGCAAGTCCATCTCCGTCATCTCGACGGACTGGAGCACGCGCCGCGACTGATTTATGGCACCCCGCAAGAAAAGCGTCCCGACCGTCTCCCTTCGTCCGTCGAAGGCCGGCAAGCCCGCGAAGGCCCCTGCGCCGCAGGCGTCCTACGGCGGCTGGCAGAGCATCGGCATCACGCACGCCCGCAGGGCCATCTACGGCAAGGAAGCGGGCGACCTGCGTCGCGACCTGACCCCTTACGACCGTCTTTCGATGGTCAAGAAGTGCCGCTGGGCCGAGCGCAACAGCGGCCTGTTCAAGCAGATCCTCGCCGACATGGTGCTCTACACGGTTGGCGACGGCATCAAGCCGCAGAGCCACGCGTCGACGCCTGAGATGCAGGAACGCTACGAGGCGTACTTCGCCGAGAAGGCCAAGCGCATCGACATCACGAACCGCTTCTCGTTCTATCAGGCCCAGGCCATCCTGCTGCGCGGCATGATCCGCGACGGCGACTCGTTCGCGGCGAAGGTCCGCAACGCCACCGGCGAGGCCAAGCTCCAGCTGATGGAAGCCCACCGCGTCGGAGACCCACTCGAGGACAGCGTGGTCATCCCTGGCATCCACGACGGCATCATCTTCGGGGCGTATGGCGAATACGTCGCCTGCAACGTCTACAAGTCCGACGGCGGCAACCGCCAGATCCTCGCCCAGTCGATGATGCACATCGTCGACCACGAGTACGCCAGCGGCGCCCGCGGCATCCCGCTGCTCCAGCACTCCATCAACTCCATCCAGGACGAGATGGAAATCCTAGCCCTCGAGAAGCAGGGCGTGAAGGACAACGCCGACGTCACCCGCGTCATCACGAAGCAGGGCGGCACGCTCGACCAGGACACGGCCTCTGAACTCGGAGCCCTCCAGACTCCTTCCTACACCTCAATCGCGAACACGATGGGCGGCAAACTGCTCGTTCTAGATAGCGGCGAAAGTCTAACTTCCCATATGTCAAACCGCCCGAACCCAACATTTACCGGGTTTCTTGCGGCTCTAGAGCGAGATATTTCGCAGGGCGTACTGCCTTACGAGTTCGTCGGCGACTCCTCCAAACTCGGCGGGGCCACCGTCCGCCTGATCACCGCCAAGGCGGGCCGTGTATTCTCGAAATACCAGCAGATCATCATCGAGCAGTTCTGTGTCCCGACGTGGGGCTACATCATCGGGCAGGGAATCGCCGCCGGCGAAATCCCTGACGACGAGGGCTGGAACCGCGTATCATGGACGACCCCAAAGTCCGTCACCGTCGACGCAGGCCGCGAAGCCGCGAACGACCGTGCCGACGTCGAGATGGGCCTACTTTCGATGTCCGAACTCTACGCCCAGCGTGGCCTCGACTTCCGCACCGAGATGCAGAAGCGGGCCGCCGACATGGTCCACATCAAGGACTTGGCCGCCGAGTACGGCATCCCGTTCGAACTGCTCTTCCGCCCGACGAACACCCCTGTCGGCACGGTCATGACCGAAGCCGAGGACGAGACGGAGGCCGAAGGCGCCATGGGCGAGGACGAGCCGCCCGAACTGGAAGAACCCCAGCAGCTCGACGAACCCAATTCCTAAACCCATGCGTTTCCTCATCAACGGACTGTCGGGCCGCGAGCCCCTTCTCATCGACCCGGCCAAGGCCAAGGACCACGCCGTCCTCGCCGAGAAGTTCGGCTTCACGGACATGCTGGCCCAGCTCTTCGGAGTCGCCCCCAAGCCCTACGTCGTCGGCAACATCGGCGTCATCCCTGTGGTCGGCGTCATCGGCAAGGGCCTGTCCCCGCTCGAGAAGATGATGGGAGCGACGGACGTCAACGAGATCTCCGACGCCCTCGATGCGTTCGCCATGAACCCGGAGGTCGAGAAGGTCGCCCTGCAAGTCTCGTCCCCTGGCGGTACGGTCACCGGCGTCGAGGAACTCGCCAACAAGGTCCGCAACCTGAGCAAGCCTACCCTCGCCTATACCGACTCCGAGATGGCCTCCGCCGCCTACTGGATCGCCTCGGCAGCGGACCGCGTCGTCGCTTCGCCCTCGAGCACCGTCGGCTCCATCGGCGTCTACATGGCCATCCCCGACTACTCCAAGGCCGCCGAGATGGCTGGCATCAAGATGGTCGTCGTCAAGTCCGGCAAATTCAAGGGCGCAGGCATCGAAGGCACGTCCCTCGACGAAGGGCAGATGGCGAACCTACAGGAGAGCGTCGACACGATTCACGCCGACTTCAAGGCCGCCGTGAACATGAAGCGCAAGATGGTGAAGGCCGAGTCGATGGAAGGCCAGACCTTCTCCGGCAAGCAGGCCGCCGCCAACGGACTCGTGACCGGGCTTGCCGACTCGTTCAACGCCGCCCTGGCGTCCTTCTGATGCCGCAGACGGTCTCCGTCCCCGACTACGTCAGCGAAGCCGCCAAGCGTGGCCTTGCGTGGCACGCCGAGGGCAAGTCGGGCGACGGCGTCACCGATCAGACCATCCGCGAAGCCCGCGACATGGTCGAGGGTAGTATCTCCGAGGACAAGCTGCGCCGCATGGGGCCGTGGTTCCAGCGCCACCGTGGAGACATGGACGCCCCTAAGAACAACCCAGACAACGAGGACTTCCCCGGAGCAGGAGCCGTAGCGTGGGCGCTCTGGGGCGGACCTACCTCGGGCGACATCATGCGCACGGCCAAGTGGGCCGAAGCCAAGGTGGAAGCCCTCGACGCCGACGCGAAAGTTTCCAACTCCCGCAAACTCAAGATGACCATCGAAGAACAGCTCCTCGAAGCCACCGCCGCCATCGCCGGCGTCACCGCCGAACGCGACGACCTCCGTGCCACCGTCGAGAAACTCACCGTCGGCGCCGCTTCCGAACTGGAAGCCCTGAAGGTCGAAGCCGCCGCCAAGGACTCGAAGCTCGCCGAACTCGGCGCCGCCCTCGAAGCCGCCGCCAAGGAAGTCGAAGCCCTCAAGGCCTCCGCCGCTTCCCACGAAGCCGAGAAGGTCACCGCCTCCAAGGAAGCCGCCAAGATCGCGGCCTCCGTCGGCGTCCAGCCGGTCTCCCTCCCGCAGGGCGACTCCGCTCCCGCCGAAGCCGTCGACCACCTCGCGACTTTCCTCTCGCTGCCCGTCGGCTCGAAGGAGCGCAACGAGTACTTCCTCGCGCACAAGTCCGCCATCGTGCGGGCCGCTTTCTGATTTTTCCCTAATCCCTACCTAACCTCCCAACATGGCTAACTCCATCTCCGCCGCTCCGGCTGTCCTCTCGCAGGGCGTCCTGAGCACCCTCAAGAACAAGCTGCCCGTCCTCTCGGGCATCTCCACCGTCTTCTCGGCTCGCCCGGGTTCCAACGGCATGAGCATCCAGGTGCCCCTCATCGGCATCTCGACCGCCACCGCCTTCGGTTCCGGCGGCTACCTGACCCAGGACGACGCGACGATCACCTCGTCCACCGTCTCCCTGACCCAGTACAAGATCTCGTCCCGCTTCACTCCTTCCAACCTGAAGGACTACGGCGCCGACTTCTTCGTCAACAACTTCGTGCAGACGGCCTCCATCGGCCTCGCCCAGAAGGTCATGGACGTCATCAACGCCCAGGTGCTCAACGCCAATTACTCGGCCTCCTCGACGACCGGCGCCAACCTCTCGTACGCCGAGCTCATCGCCGTCCAGAAGACCCTCGACGACGCCAAGGCCCCGAGCCCCCGCTACGCCGTCCTGAACAGCCAGTACGTCTCCGACCTCCGCGCTGACACCACCATCGTCGGCAACAACGTCCTCGGCGCGCAGATCATCCGCGACGGCGACCTCGGCGTCATCGCCGGCGCCCGCGTGTACCAGTTCGCCAACCTCGCCGCCAACAGCGAAAACCTCGCTGGCTGGGTCGCCGGTCCGGACGCCATCGCGTTCGCCTCGGCCCTCCCGGACTCCGAAGGCATCCCTGGCTTCGAAGTGTCCAACGCCGTCGACGCCGACACCGGCCTCGGCGTCCAGGTGCTCGTCGGCATGGAGCAGAGCGGCTACCTCAACGTCACCGCGACCCTCATGTTCGGTGCCGCCGTCGGTCGCTCGACCTCCCTCGTCCGCCTCAAGACCGCCTAATAGCGGCCTAGATCGTGCAAAGCAGACCCCCAGAAATGGGGGTCTTTTTTTGTCCCTACCAATCCCCGCAAATACAGGATGAGCCTTTATTCTGAGTTTCTGGCGGATGCGAAGGAGATGATCGCGGACTTCGGCGTCGCCGGGTCGGCCTCGTCGGGGGCCATCACGTTCTCCTGCCTCATCTCCGACCCCGCCGTGCAGACCGTCCTCGAGGCGGGGGGGTATTGCGAGCGGACCCAGTACTCTGTCCGTCTCCCTGCCGCAACGGCCTCCTGGAGCCAGCCAGACGGGTCTATTGGGGCATCCACGGCCATCGTCAGCGGCGGCTCGGTCATTTCCGCCCTCGGGCAGGGGAAGAAGATCGTGGCCGGCGGGAAGACGGTCCGCATCACGACCCAGACCTACAAGCCCGGGTCGGCATGGGTCACCCTCGTCGTCATCGACGACAACCAGTAAGGCGCCGTGGTTGAGGTCAGGATTGAGCCTCGGTCTCTGGCAGAGTTCAACGAAACCCTGACGCGGGTAGCCATCGGGGTCGGCATGGATTGTCAGAGCATGCTCTGCAAACAGGCCATGCTCCTGTGCGAAGACCTGGCTACCTTCACTCCTCCCATGCCAAAGGGCGGAGGGCAGGGATTGACCAATGATGCCAAAAAGGCCGGCGAGAACGCCGTCGCCGGAGACATCCGTAAGATTTTCATCGCCGTAGGAGACCGCAACATCAACAGCCAGCGGGCCATCGTATTCCGAAGCCTTGCCCACGCCACTCAGACCAACAACCGGGCGTCGTTCGACAAAATCATCAAGAAGTCGACCATCGAGCAGCTGAGGATGTCTCCGATCATGACGAAAATCCTGAACGACCGGGACTATGACCGTGCGTTCCTCAAGGCGAAGAACTACCTCGCCCGCGTCCCTGTATCAGCCAACGAATACGGCTTCAACTATGTCCAGGACTTGCGCTCGCATCACGACCGCATCAAGGCGAAGTTCGGCGGACGCATCAAGCGTAGCCAGAAACTTGGCGTCCCAAGGATGATGGTTGAGTCCAAGCAGGAACTCGACGCCTACATCAAGGAGCGGCAGGTCGCCGTGGGCAAATCCAAGGCAGGATGGCTTCGTGCGCTTACGATGATTCCCAAACCCCAGCGGGCCAATGTGGCAAGCGGTCGCTTCGGCGCCAAACTGCGTGACACGATGTGGGTCGCCCGCCATGGCGGACAAGGCATCGCAACTTCGGCTTTCTCTCCGACTCAGGGTTTCGTGGAAATCAAGAACCTGCTAGGCAACGTCAACTTCATCGCCGACGGCGCAGGTACGCTCGCTCTTGCGTTAGGCAATCGTGACAAGCAGATGAAGACCGACCTCGCGAACTTCATTAAGCGGACTTTTGACAACAAGGGGCGCTGATCACTTATCCCAGCGGACCCGGACGAATACCGGGTGTCGGAGCGAACCCTTGGGCGTCCGCATCTGGAAGTCTACCTCGGCGACCTTGCCGATGAGCTGAGAGCGGTCAGCCAGGAGTGAACGGCGGGTGGCCTCGTCCATGCCTGTGCCGACGCTGACATCCCTGCGTCCGCAGCGCACGACGATGTGGCCAGCCATGCCGGCGCACTTGCCCGAACCTTCGACGACGTCCACGATCTCGCCGTCCGTGGTGTCGGCATCCTTGACCTTGAGCCAAGCCCTGGAGCGGATGCCGTGGGCATAGGGGGCTGAGGTATCCTTGACCATGGCACCCTCGAAGCCCTCAGATGTGAAGCGCAGGAAGGCTTCATCAGGGGTGCAGGAGACGCTTGGGATGAGCAGGAGGCTCTGGGGATAGGTATCGGCAAACAACGCCTCCAGCGTGGCACGGCGGGTGCTGTAATCGCCAGCCACGGAAGGCAGGTCGAACAGCCAGACGCGGGCATCGTCGGCAGCGGCTTCGGAGCGAAGATCGCCGACCGAGGTAAAGAACGACTTGCCGGATACGGCCTCGCCGTCGAGCACCCAGACACCCTCGCGGCCTTCGAGCATCATCAGCACCTCATCGGCCAGATGGTCGAGGGAGGGCATCGGGTTGCCGTTGCGCGTGGCGAACTCGACGCGGCGTGAGAACAGGTCGGCGGTGATGATCACGCGGAGGCCGTCGACCTTGGGCTCGCAGACATAGGAAGCGGGCAGGGTGCCGTCGTAGAGGCGGGCGAGCATAGGGACGCCGCGACGCTTCGAGCTGCGGGGCTTGGGCTGACGGGGAACCGCGTCCTCGAAGATGGCGAAGAAAGCGGCTAAGACTTGGTCCTGTTGGCAAAGCATCGGTGGAACGACTGAAGCAAAGCACCCCTGTCCCCGTCCGTCAAGCCCCTTTCCCTACCATAACGAGCAAAGGAAATGGGCACCAAGAGCATCCGCCACATCTGCGAGGACGTCCTTCAGTCCTATCTCTCCGCCCAGACCGGGCTGACGACCATCGCCTTCCTCACCGGGGACAGCGCCACGACGCAGACCCTGCCGAAGGCCATCGTCCTCTGCGAGTCCGCCCGGGCTCCAGGCGACCTTCCCGAAGGCCTCGGGAACTATTCCTGCTCCGTCCGCATCACCCTGTTCTCGAACGCCGACGACACCACCTTGGCCGACCATCGGCTGCGCTGCGCCGCCATCGCGGGCAACATGCGTGACCTCGACGCCATCAAGGCGGCCTTCGTCCTGTCGGGCGACGCGACCTGCTACGACGTCACGATCGGGTCGGAGGACGAAGGGGTCGACGAGCGTTCCTGGGCGACGGCTTTCTCCTTCGACCTGCTGGCGGTCTTCCCCCCCGCGTAAGGTTTCCAACCCCCGCAATTACAAATGGCCGCCATCTCTAACGGAGTCACCTGCCTCTACGGTGTCGCAGGTACTGTCACCAACCTTTTCGTGCAGTCGTACAGCCTCGCCTCCTCGTTCAACGCCGAGGCCACGGTGGTCGACGAGACCGGCCTGACCAAGACCCACCGCCTGGACGACCGCAAGAGCGAGATCACCATCGAAGGCATCTGCAAGACCTCGACCATGCCGACCCTCGGCGCGGCCCTTTCCTTCACGCTGAACGCCGCCACGGCCTATCCGTCCGGCACCGCCTCCGTCTCGTTCGCCGGCACCATCACCAAAATCGACGAGAAGGGCTCCAACAAGGGCTTCACCGCGGTCACCGTGACGGCCATCGACTACGAAGGCATCACGCCTGCCTGATTGACTTGACCCCGCAAGGGGTAGCATAGGGGTCATGGACCGACGTTTCCTTGACGCCTTCATCGACCCGGCGCCCATGCGGTTGCTGGGTCGTTCGCTTTTCCCGTGGTGCCTGAAATACCGCGTCCGCCTGATGGCCTTCGACTCCCCGCTGGTGACCGGGTCTCGGGACATCACCCCCGGCGACCTGCTGTTCGCCTGTCAGGTATGCGCCGAGGAACCGCTCGGGGGTCGCATCGGCTGGCTCGACCAGCTGCGGGTACTTGAACTCGCCCGCAAGCCGGCCAAGTTCGAACGGCTGCTGAAGGCCTTCGCGTCCTATGTCTTGGTCGACGACTGGCCGAAGTTCTGGGAGCAGAACAACAAGAAGAGCGGCGGGGGCGACAAGGGCGTGCCTTGGCCTCTTGCCATCGTGGCGAACCTCATCGCGTCTGGCATCCCCGAGAAGCGGGCGTGGGAAATGCCGGAGTGTCAGGCCATCTGGTACAACTCGGCCCTCGCCATCGGCAAGGGTGCGGACGTGGCGATCATGTCGCCGGCAGAGGAGGCGTTCATGGCGGAGGAGGAGGCCAAGGAGAAGGCGGCGTCCGCTTCCAATCCTGCAAAGGAAAAGACACCCGACGACCATGGCTGACCAAGAATTAGGGCTCCGGCTCAAGACGACCTCGGACGTGCCGCAGGCGATGGGCAAGGCAAGCCAAGCCGTCTCCAATTTCGACAAGCAACTGGCCGACATCGGCAAGAAGTTCTCGACCTCCTTCAAGGACATCGCCCTCGGCTTCGTCGCCCCGATGGTCATCGTCAACAAGCTCATCAGCGCCATCGAGGGAGGTATCGCCAAGATCATGGAGGACTCCAAGGCCGCGCTGGAATTCGGTTCGGAGGCGTCGAACAAATACGTCAACGAGCAGGAGTCGGCCGTCCGTCGCCTCATCAAGCTCCGCGAGGAGGAACGCGAAGGCCGTAGCAAAGGCGAACGTGGCACCCGCGAGGCCTATGCCGACATCTTGCTAAACAACGAAGAGGGCCGTAAGATTTTCGAGCAGAACCGCAGGGTCGGACAGGGCTTTCGCCCATACATGGAGGGCGACATCCTGAAAGGTCATGACAAAATCGCAGCCGAGGAGATGTCCAAGAACCCTGCAATCCGCGCCCAACTCGACGCAATCGTGGCGAAACTTCTCCCTGGCCTCGAGAAGGACAAGGACAAGACCCCGACCTCGTTCAAGAATTCAGATGGAATTTCTAATGTCATAGGAGTCGGCCTCAGCCCCGGCCTTGTCATTCTGAACGAACAACTCCGCATCCAGCAGGAGATCGCCGAACACGTCAAGGCCATGGCAGCTCAACGCACCGAGGCCTCGGACGTTGACTTCACCAAATACACAGGCCGGACCCGCTCGGCTCCACAATACCCTAAGTTCAAATAAACCATGGCACGCATCAACCAAGGCAACAACCTATCCGGCGTCATTCTCCAGCCCGGGGCTAGGTTCAGCGAGGACGGGTATCGCCTGACCACAGGCGTCTGCACGTTCAAGGCTGACCAGACGGCCTCCATCGGAAGCACGATCAACAGGGGTTCGGCCTGCCCGATCTCCGCTTACAGTTATTGCAAGGCGCATAAGTTCTCGGTGACGTTTGATTCGCTCGGCATCGCAACCTACGTCGTCGACTACGTAGGCATCGACCCGAGTTATGGGACCATCACTGAGCCGCAGGTAGGCATCGCCCAGGGACTCACCTCTGAGCACATCTCGACGCACCCGAGTTTCTTCACGGCCACCACTGGCATCGCTGGCTCCAAGCCGTTCGGCGCCTCTGCCATCGTCTCTGGAGAATACATGGGACTAAATGGTTCACACTTCGAGAAGTCCGACGGCGGCAAATTCCTCGGGTTCAAAGACCCGGACTATCCTCTGTATTATGGGCGCACGAATTACCTCGCCCCGCAGACCACGTTCGCCGGCACGTTCTACACCACTTCAGCGACCACACCGAAGAACCTCGTCGAACTTGTCAGCAAGACCTCCGGCGACGGCTCTTTCTATTCCATCGACCTGCTGCCGTCTTACATGGGCACGAGTTTCGTGACGGCTACAGGGTCCCGCAACCAACTGCTGCTCTCGCAGGTCAACGTCGAGGACTTCGGCCTGCTCTACAAGGTCAATTACGAGATCCGTTACAACCGTGACGGCTACGTCGCCCCTGTCTACCCAGCCGCCTAATCCATGCAACCCGGCGTCGGCTATCGTTTCATCGCGTCTCCTTCCGGCGTCACCCTGGACATCGGCGACCCGTGGCCCGCCAAGGATACTGGCGAAGCGCCTTGCCCGTTCACCATCACGGACGCCAGCGTCGAGACGACCTATCAGTTCAGCTGCACTCCTGGCATGGTCAACTCAATCATCCCGCAGATCGGAATCTCCGCAGACCCGACGAAGCGGCTGGACCAGTTGCCTGTCCCGACGACGACGTTCAACTTCGATTCTTCTACGGGCTATTCTTACATCTATCTGAAGGTCTCCGCCGACTATTCAGGCAGCCCGACCATCTATCCGGTGACGACGGACACGGACATCCTCTATCCGCGCATCATCTCGACGAGCACGGAGCAGGCGGCCACGGACGACTCTGCGTTCTTCCTGCTGGCGACGGCCTATCAGGACCAGTCAGGGAGCCCCGGCTCGACGCCTACGGCCATCACCATCTGGCAACTGGCGTGCGGCTCCCAATGGTCTGACCGCATCAAGCTTGGGACCAATACGGCGCGTTATTATTTCGCCCGCGCCTGATGCCTACGCCTCCGACAGTCTCGCCCGATTATGAGGTCATCGGGTCGACCTCCGTCTATTCGACGTGGGGCAAGCTGCGGACGCCTATCGGCAAGGACAGCCCCTATGCCGGTGGTACCACCAAGGTCGACAGCGGGTTCGCCGTGGACTACGATTTCGGCTTTACGGCGTCGGATGGAAGCCTGTTCCGGACGTCGCCTTTCTTCATCGTGACCGACCCTCCGCCGCGTTTCGTCTACGACGACTTTGGGGTGACTGGGCAGTTCTACATGTGGGCCGCTGGCCTTACCGATGGAAACCTGCTGACGCAGGACGATTTCGACCAATTGGCAGGGGAGACGGTGACGCTTACGCTTGGTTCGTTCACTCTTTCGACGGACGCATGGACGACTCCGCCAGGCTCCCAGTCCGTCGGAGGGACGCTCGGGACCATCTCGACGATTGGCAAATTGACGGCCTTCTGACCCCCCTTCCAATCGGGGCAAGTTTAAGACCCGATGACCTGCGCGAACACAGTCACAGTTTCCCAGGGGAACTCCTTTTCCTGCACCTTCACCTGGACGCCTGGAACCTCGGGGCCTGCTAACCTGCTGACGACGACCATCACCTCGACGCTGGAAGACCGTGACGGCTCCTCCTATCCGATGACGGTCGCCACGGCGGTCGACGGCCTTTCCTTCACGGTATCCTATGCCGGCGACACCTCCGACTGGGCCATCGGCCTCGGTCGCTGGGACATCAAGTTCGTCTTCCCCGGCTCCACCGTGAGCCGTTCCGAAATCTTCCGCGTCAACGTCATCGACAGCGTCACCGCCTAAGCGCCGACAATGCCTGACGCGACGATCACTTCGACGGCGAGCACGTTCGGGACCATCTCGGGGACGTTCTCGGCAGACCAGTCCACCATCACCGGCACGGTTTCCGGCTTGGTGACGGGTACCCTGTCCGGCTCCGTCGGAGTTCCCGGCCCGCAGGGACCGCAGGGTGCGACCGGGGCCACGGGTGCGACCGGCCCGCAAGGTCCGCAGGGTGACCCAGGCGTCGGCGTTCCTGCTGGTGGCACGTCCGGGCAGGTGCTATACAAGACCTCCTCGACGGACTACGCCACCGACTGGACGTCCCTCGGCACCGCCGCCTACCAGCCGACCTCCTACTGGATTCAGTCCCCTGCCGTAGCCGCAGCCGACGGTCAGGTGCCTATCTGGGACGCGGCGACCTCCCGCGCCATCTGGTCTGACAACTACGCCACCGCCCTTGAGGCGACCGTGCGCAACGAGTCTGGCGCGACGATGACGAAGGGCACGATCGTCTACATCTCGGGCGCGTCGGGCAACAAGGCGGTGGTCACGAAGGCCACGGCCTCGACCGAAGCGGGCTCCTCCAAGACCTTCGCCGTCCTCGCCCAGGACATTCCGACGAACCAGAACGGCCTCGCCACCTGCATGGGCCTGCTGTCGGGTCTCGATACCTCTGGCCTGACCGAAGGCGGCTCCCTCTGGCTGTCGACCACGGCGGGACAATGGACGCAGACTCCACCGACGGCTCCGAACCACGCCGTGTTCATCGGCACCGTCACCCGGGTCCACGCCAATCAGGGTACCGTCGAGGTCCGCATCCAGAATGGGTACGAGCTCCAGGAGCTGCATAACGTCAAGATTACCTCCGTCTCCGATGGTCAGGTGCTCAAGTACGACTCCGCGCAAGGCCTCTGGGTCAACGGCACGGACGTCGGCGGAGTGGCTTGGGGCGGCATCACCGGCACGCTGTCCAGCCAGACCGACCTCCAGTCGGCGCTCGACGCGAAGTACGACGCATCGAACCCGTCGGGTTTCCTGACGTCTTCCGCCTTGACCGGGTATGCGACGGAATCGTGGGTGACGGCAGGATTCTATCCCCTGACTGGCAACCCTTCGTCCTTCCTCGTCGCGGCTGACATCGCCGGCAAGGCGAACTTGGCCTCCCCTGCCCTGACCGGGAACGTCACGATCACGACGAACTCGACCTCGCCTGCCCTGGTAATCACGCAAGACGGCACCGGTGACATCATCCAGTTCAAGGACGTCACCTCCGACACGACCTATTCGTTCATCGACCAGAACGGAAAGGTCGGCACCATCGCCTCGACGACGACGAACGCCGGGTTCAACATCCCGAATGGCACGGCTCCGACGACCCCTGTCAACGGCGACATCTGGACGACGACCTCCGGCCTGTTCGCCCGCATCAACGGCGGCACCCAGCAGTACGCCCCGCTCGGTTCGACGAACACCTTCACCGGCACGAACACCTTCTCGGGTTCCACGGTATCCTTCGGCACCTCGACCGCGGCCTCGACCATCAACATCGGCACGGGTGCGACGCTGACCGCCACGACCAAGGCCGTGAACATCGGCACGTCCGGCGTCGCTGGTTCGACGACGAACATCGCCATCGGCTCGACGACAGGCACTTCGACGACCACGCTTCAGGGTTCTACCAACGGCGTGACGCTGGCAGCTGATACGAACACGACTGGCGTCGCTACAACTGCTTTCGTCGTAGGTCAGGCTGGTTCGGCCACTCCGCTCATCAACGGAACCGCCGCCATAGGCACGTCCTTACGCTACGCTCGCCAGGATCACGTTCATCCGACCGACACGACTCGAGCCGCCTTGGCGAGCCCGACCTTCACGGGTACGCCAGCCGCCCCGACCGCCGCCGTCGACACGAACACGACCCAGCTCGCCACGACCGCGTATGTCGTCGGGCAGGGCTATGCCAAACTCGCCAGCCCTGCGCTGACCGGCACCCCGACCGCACCGACGGCGACCGCCGGAACCAACACCACGCAGATCGCGACTACCGCTTTCGTCACCGCCGCAGTCCCTGCCACCGCCACCCACCTCCAGGCGCTCCAGTTCGCCTCGACGTCATTCGCCAAGGTGTCCGACGCCGGGTCGCAGCGCATCGCTCCTTCGGTCCTCCGTGTCTGGCCTTCTCCTTCGAATTACAACGGCACGGCGACAAGCGGCACTGGCGCTACGGCATCGCTTTATCTGACGGGCTACGTCCTTGGCTCTCCCAACGCAGGCATCGCAGGAAGCGCAAGCGTGTATCATGGCAACGTCTCCGGCGACGTCGGCTACATGATGTGGGGAGGATCGCAGAACAACAGCATCGACTTCTCCAAGCGCGTGTCGATGTCGTTCCGCTTTTCCCAATACCCCTCCGACGCCAACAGCGTCACCCGTGTGGTGCTTGGCAAGATTCACGGCACGGCGGTCGGCGACCTCTCCACGAGGGGCATCGGCGTCAAGTACGTCCCGACGGCCTCGACCTACTACTTCTACCTTCAGGTGCATAACGGCACAACCCTCGCCAACGTACAGGCATCGACGCAATACGCCGGTGGCGTCGCCGACCTTGAGGTCGTCTCTGACGGAGCGGGCAACGTGACCCTTTATCTCAACGGCGTATCCGTCGCCACCAGCACCGGAGGGCCGACGGCCACCACCGGCACGAGTCCGACCGTATTCGCAGAAGTCGAATCGCAGGCGACGACGACTGTCCGCCCTGTCGCGTCGATCGGACGCCTGTTCGTCAACTCCAACAACTTCTGATGACAACCTACAAAGTCAGCACCATCGGTTTCTACCCGGAGTTTGACCTGCTGTTCGCGCAGATCTTCGGAAGTGCCGTCCATTGCGCCAGCAAGGTGCAGGGCAACGTCGCCTATTATGCATTCGAACAGCCGCAGTCGCCAGCCGACCTTTCGCCCATCGTGAAGGTCGAGGTCGTCCCCAACCAGCCCACGGAGTTTTACGTCTAACTTATGATCACCCACCTCCTCGCCCTCCTCGTCGGCTTCGTCGCCGGAGCCCTCGTCTTCCGCAACAACGCCGCCAAGGCCGCCAAGCTCGAAGACAAGGGCAAGTCCATCCTTGACGCCCTCAAGGGCAAGTAAAGCCGTGCGCCTGCTCCTGGCTGTCATCGTCCTGCTGACGGCCGGGTGCGCCGCGTCCCGCCAGCCCCTGCCTGTCCAGCCCGACGCCCCGACCCAGCCGGGCATCATCAACGCCCTCGGCAAGGATTGGGACGTCGCCGATCAGAAGGTCGCCGCCGCCATCTCGGTCGTCCGCGAGAACGCCGACAAGCCCGGGGTGGTCAAGGCCGAGGCCGACGTCGCCCTGTCGTACCTTCCCAAGCCCGAGGAGGCCGAACTCGCCCTCGCCCGCCAACGCTCCGAGAAGGCCAACCCTGCGGAGTACGCCGCCGCCCGCGACTTCGGGAAGAAACTCCTCGCCAAGCTCGACGCCGATTTCGACAAGGTCGAGAAGGCCAACGCCGAGGCCAAGCGCGTCTCGGACCTGAAGGACGCCCGCATCGCCGAGCTGACAGCCGAGGTCGAGCGCGTGAAGAAGGACGCCGCCGCCAACCTCTGGACGCTCGCAGGAGTCGGCATTGCCGTCGTCGGGGCCATCGCGACGGCCTTCGTCGGCCCCAAGGTCGGCATCCCGCTGCTCGCCTGCGGAGCCGCCATCGGCGCCTTCCCGTTCGTCGTCGACTCCCCCTACTTCGCCTACATCGCCGGAGGTTTCCTCGCCGTCGCCGCCGCCCTCGGCATCTGGTACCTCTGGGACATCGTCCGCGACAAAGTCCACGCCTCTGACGACCATGAGCAGCCACCGCAAGCGTAAGCCCTCCGTCAAGGTCGTGTGGCGCAAGCTCGGCAAGGAGCGCGCCTGGGGTCAGGCCACGATCGGCGAAGGCCTCATTGAAATCGACCCCCGCCTCGGAGCCATGCATCAGCTCGAAGTCCTCTGCCACGAGCAGGTGCATCTCACCTTCCCCGAGATGCCCGAGAAGGACGTCGACCGCGCCGGCAAAGACCTCGCCCGCCTCCTCTGGGCGCAGAACTACCGCCGCATCCTCCTGGACAAGAACGCTAAGCCCCCCCGCATCTCATGAGCGCGATGAACCCCGAGGAGATTCCGCATGAGGTCAAGGACGGCCTCGTCGCCTCCGTGCTGGGCGGCCTCGCCATGACGGCCCGCCTCCTCCTCTCGACCGAACCCGTCACCTTCGGCTGGGTCGTCCGCCGCGTCCTCGCCGCCGCCATCACCGCCGCGATCGTGGGCTACGCCATCCAGGACCACATCCATTCGCCCGGTCTGCGCATGGGGGCCGTCGGCGCCGCTGGATACGCCGCCCCGGAGTGCCTCGACTACCTGATGAAGTACATCAAGGCC